TCTATCTAATAAAATAGATGCATACTTAATATAGTCATCTCCTTCCGTATCCTTAATATTCCAAGATTTAATATAGTCTGATACGTTAATACCATCTACTTCTACTCTTGTTAATACTGGTTGTCCCTGACTCAATTTCTTCTGCCTCTTTTAGTTAAATTATGACAATCTAAGCACAGTGTTACACCATTCTCTATTTGCCATATTTCTTCACAATTTCGTGCATCTTCTAATGATTCTATATTATATTCTTTAATAATAGTTATAAATTGTTTAATATGATGTACTTCTAAATAACATCCACGCTTACCACAAGTTTGACATGTCCAATTATCTCTTTCAAATATGTCTGAACGCCATTGAATATATTCTTTCATTCGTCTAATATATCTATCTTCAAACTTACCACCATTGTTATTCCAAGCAATGCTTCCTTTTATAAATTCTGTATTAATGGAGTGTCTTTGACCTTTTTGTTTGCTTGATATATTTTCTATTGCTTCTTTGGTATGATGTTTACCATAAAAAGGATTATTCTTACCAGTCATTCTAAGAGACCTTTTCTCTTTTTGTTCTTTAGTAGCCTTATATCCTTTTGATGTCATATTTATTGTCCTATCATTAAAGCCATTCTAAATGGTAACTGTAATGGATTACCACCTTCTTCATCAAAGCTCATACTTGATACTTTACATTTTGTTGGTACAAGATGTGCTTGATTTGGTGATACTGCTCCTGATGATATATCTACAGTGTATTCTTCATAATTACTTACAAATGTTATTATTCCTTGATTACCATTAACTAAACTTTCTAAAAAGTGTTTCTGTGCCAATATAGTCTTACAAGTACCTGTACTAGTTCTATCTGTTGTCGCTGGAGTTATATTTCCACTTATTTCTATTGTTTTACTACATCCTTCAAAATCATAATTATAAGCTCCCATAGGTCCCATTCCTGTTACTAATGAACTCTCAATATTACTCATAATTGAAGATTTACATTTATCTATATCTCCATCTTGGAAAGTAAATGTTACTGAATCTACTGTTAATGTTATATTAGTCATTTTATACCAACGCTCCTAATGAACTGCTACTAGCATTTGCTCTTGCTTTACTAGCTGAACTTGCTGCACTACTTGCTGAACGTCTTGCCGCTCTTGCCGCATCTGCTGCATCATTTGCTATACTTTCTACTGTTCTACCAAATCGTTGAAATGAATTTTCTGCTTTCAATGTACTATTATATAACTCAGTTAAACCTTTTTCATATGCGTCTGGTATTAAACTATCTCCCATATATAAGTTCATACTTGTTAACATTTCTTTTAAGCCGTTCTTCTGAGCTTCTCCTACTGTTGGAAACATTGCTAAATAATCATCTGTTACTGTTTTTCTTGCTGCTGCTACATCATTAATCCATTTACTCTTATCTTCTTCAAAACTTCTCATAGTTCCTGGTAAAAATCCAAGTGTCACAATTTCGCCCATATTATGAGCAATTCCACCTAATACATCTTTTACTTTGTCACCAAATGTTGTTTTTTCTATTCCTTCCAGTTGTTCTCTTAAAGCTTCTGAACCAGATAACATAAGACTAGCTTGTTCTTTAATACTCATATTATCAATAGCTTCTTGCCATTCTTTCATAATACCCATAATTCCAACTGAAATCATATTAGCTGTTGCCGGAAATGTATCTGATAAATCTTCCATAATTGTTGTTGCTTGTGCAACATATGTAGACAAATCTCCACCTTCTGTTATAAATTCTACAAATGGTGCGAATACTGAATCTAAACCTGATTGAATTTGTTCTAAATTACCACTGAATTCTTCTATAGTGAATCCACCAACACTTTCAGCCATCTCATCTACGTAAGTATTAATTATTGCAAATTGTTCTTGTATCGTAGTAAGAGGTACATCTCCTATATTAGACCAAATATCGTCTATTAATGCTGACTTCTCTGATACTTTATATACGCCTGCTATTGCTGCACTTTCCCAAGTTGCCATAGCGTTTGTTATTGCATCTCCTATACCGAATGCTTCAATACTCTTTAATGGAGTAAATAATACGTCCATAAATCCACTTAACATTAAACTTGCTGATTGCATTGAACCTTGAAATCCTGCTGATACTAGTTCTCCACCAACCTCTCCGCCAACTGCCATTCCTTGTGCAATTAGTTTCTGTCCTGCGGCTATACCGACCATCGCTGCTTGTTTAAACGGAGCCATTAAAGCTTTGAATGTGATTAATAAAGGTCTCATAAGTGCTAGAATTGGTGCTAGTAACATCATAATTACTTCTGCTATTGGTCTTAAAAACTCACCAATCATCTTACCAAGTCCTTTAATCATAGGCATAATTGGTCTTAAAATAGCGAACCCAATACCAACTAATGCTAATATTGAACCCAGTTTACCACCAAGTCCACCTAATCCACTAGATGCTCCGCCTGAACCACCTTTAGAGTTATCACTAACACTATCAGGTACAATTCTTATTACGTATTCATCTGCCATTTTATCCTTGTGCTCCTAGCCCTAATAACTGTGGTGATGTTGCCATCATCTCGTTTATTATTATGGTGTATTTAATCTTATCTTCGTAGGGTAATCGTTTTATACTTACTGGTGTCATATTCAAATGCTTTATTAAAAGAAACTCATTAATTTCTTTCATTGCTTCTGGATTGCTACTACGACCTTTCAACACCAGTTTTATTTTTTTGCGAACTGGTCGTCATACTTAACAGCATTAAAATCTTTAATCTTGTTAAATATTAAATCAACTGCTTGTGGTGGAATCTTTCTAAACTCTTGAAGTCTCTTATTAACTACTGGTTGTGCTCCTCTTTCTTCACTAATACTTTGTGTGAAAAATGATGCACTCTTAATACCTAATATAATATTCCACTTCATCATTGAACCTAACTTCATATTGATTGATTCTTTACCAGTTACTGTATCTACTGTGGTATCTAATCCTTCATTTCTTAATGTCATTAAGTCTTCTGTATCAAACTTTCTCATTGTTATCTGACCTTCTACGCCAGGTATATCTTTTACTACATTGGTTGATTCTTCAACCTTTTTTATTTCATTTTCCATTTTCAATTACCTCTATTTATGCTGATGTGTTAGTCCAAACTACTCCAACTGCTTTAGCGTTTAAAGTGAAATCTTCACCAATTAAATCGTTTAAGTTAGCTGTTTCACTAAACTCTTCAATAAATCCATTGCTTATTGTAAATACTAGTGTCTTAGTTCCATTAGTGAAAGTTAATGTTGAACTTGATACTGCTGTAGGTGAACCTGTTGCTGTTGGAGTTGTTGCTCCTAAAAGTTGTGCATACAAAGTGTCATCTAGATATTTAACTGTAAACTTAAGACTTACATCTCTTGCCTTTGGTATTGCTGTTGCTACTAATCTTGAACCAAGTCCAAACTTAGTTTCCCAGTTGTTACCAATTGTTAATTCTACTGAATCAATAATGTTGCTTACTGCTCCATCTATATTTAAACTACCGTGTTGGAAAGTCCAAATATCGTTTGTTGCGTTTGCTACATTTGCTTGTGTTGAACTATCATATTCTACTAAGCTTGATACACCAGATAAGTTTACTGAAACTGCTTCTCCAACTGCTGCTTTTACACTGAAGTTATTGATTACATTTCCTGCATAAGTTTCTTGTCTATTAGTAGTATCGTTATTAATATTATGTGTCAATGTAAAACTTGAAGGTCTATCTATTGTCTCATAAGTTGTAACGTCTGTAGTTCCATTTGTAGTTGCACTACCAAGTACGTACTCTAAAAATTGCCAGTTGTTTGGAATTACATCCATACTCCAACTAACATCTAGTTGTCCTGGTGAAAATTTTGATACTGCTCTAGCATCATCTGATGTGCCAACAAATCCTCTTGTTGCTATCATATTGTTCTTTACTGTAGGGTTGAAACTTTGAATATAAGACCAGTTTGACGTTGTAGTACCGATTGGAGTACCATAAGTGGTTTCTGTGGTATATAATACCCAAGAGTCAACACCTGCGATTTTTTGTGTGTTTGCCATTTTGTTTTTTACCTCTAATTATTCTCTATGTTAAAGTACCCTCTTACGTCAAAAGACTTTGAGAATAATTTATCTTTTGCTTTACCGTCTTTTACTGGTACAACGGGACCTGTTCTTCGTGGTTTAACTAATTTTAAATAGTATAGTCCACTTTGATTGTTAACGATTGCCGTTCTAATACTTGTCACTATATCTGTGATGTTATCTTTGCTATCGTCCATAACTGTGAATGATATATCAATATTTGAATTGTTAACATTGTTGAATCCATATGGTTCAGAATCTATATCAATAACCTCTAAACCTATTCTTGGATAACTAGCTAATGTCATATCTGTTCGTGGAAAGTTTGGATATATCTTTTCTGTTGCTCCCCAATCATATGATACTGTTGCTACTCCTGTTTGTGCTACTGTATAATCAATACGACACTTTCGTGTAGTATCTAAATAATAATAATCTACTGTGAAATCTACTCCAAATGTTAATGTAGTACCACCAACTATAACGTTTCTAATGTTTCTAATGTTGGATTTAGCAATATAACTGAATGTATCTGCATCTAATGTACCGAGACTTTCGTTTGTTACAGTAGTAACTCCTCTAGTACTTACGCTTAATAAGTCCTGGTTCTTAAGAAATACTGCAATTTCATCTCTTATATGTTTTTCGTTTATTGTTGCCATTTTATTTACTCAGTTGTTTAGTTACTTTCTTTAATATGTCTTTCATTTTTGTGTTTAATGTAAATCTAATAAAGGGGTTTTCTAAATATTCAACTTTCTTCCAGTCTTCTCTCATTGTGATTATATAGTCATTTCTAACTTTTTTAATCTTGATTGATTTTAGCAAGTCAATATCTGATAATATTAAACTTCGTTGTAACTCAGTTTGTAGCTCTATCGCTATCTCTTTTGCTAAATCTGTTGAAATCTGATTTATGTTTGTCATTGTAATTTTAACCAAAGCCCCTGCTTGTGATTCTGAAAAGTCTGCACTCAGCCCCTGCTTTATGCGTGTTTTCTATCTATTCTACTTTGAATAGATTGTAATATGTGTATAGCTTTACTGATTGATTGTTATCAGAGTAATATGCTATTTTATCGTGAACTCTAAACACTTCACTATCCACTGTCACTCTGTCGTCTCTTGATAGGTCGTTTGCTGAGCTAGTAACGCCAAATGCGTCTCCACCCTCTACAATACCTTCTTTATCAAAATACCATTTTTGGTCTGATTTATAAAAGACCATAGATATTGTTGTAGCTGTAGCTGCCGTTAAGGTTTCTTCACCACTAATAGGATGAATAGTTTGTGTATTAGTAGAATAAGACACGCTTCTTTGTAGCCTGTTTATAATACTATTTGTCCAATCTCGTTTAACGAATGTTACTGCCATTTATTTTACCTTGATACGTTTGCGTCTGAGCTTAGTGGTTCCCAAAGTATGAAAAACTTGATGCTTCCACCGCTTACGTTAGCTGATGTTGCTTCTAATTTAATATCTTCTGAAACTAATTTAATTGCTCCTAGTAATGCTGTTGAACCTAATACTGATGCTTGTCCACCTGTGTACCAGAACTCTCCAGAGTCTATATCTGTTGCTGTTGCTAATGCTAAAAATGTTGCGTCACTTGAATCTACTCCTACCTTTAAGCCTGCTGCTGTTCCTGTTACTGTGCCTATAGCTAGTCCGAATACTTGTGCTCCAATTACTCCTGTTACATTTGCTAATGTTACTGGATTGCCTGAACCATCAAAATCTCCAACTCCGCCTGTACCTGTGTTACCATCAAATGTGATAGTTGTACTAAAGACATTACCCGGTAAACCTAAGTTTGATGAATTGTAAGCTACTCCGTCTCTATTAACTAGAACGACTTTCTTACAAAATTTATCAAAGTGATTTGCCATTACTTTGTCGTTTGTTGATGCCATTATTTTTTACCTCTTATATTAATACTACTACTAAAAATCCTAAGACACTCATAGTGAATCCATAAGCTCCATATATCAGTTTTGTATGCATTTTTACTGTGCCGTTAGTTTTTGTTGTTTGTGTGTGAATAATCTCTAACTTATCCATTATGTCCTTATTAGTGTATTCCACTATGAATTTTTTGCTCATTTTAGTTCCTGTGTTACTCTATTGCTAATAAGTATTAAAACATATGATTATAGATTATTAATTTACTTCTTATTCTATCTCTTTCTGCTATTAATCTCATAACTGCTTCTCTAATATTTGTATAGGGTTCTCCTAAACTACCTTCCATAGGTCCTAATTTGAATACTGTTACGTCATCGTATGTTCCACCAATCTGATATATAAGTGACATTAGTGTTGCTACTACTGCTACATATTTTCTCACTAGAAGTGGTACTGTATTCTTATACTCATCTTTTACTCCGAACCAATAATTTATATTGACTGTTTGATAGTCAGATTTGAAATTACTGTATTCAGCACTTGATTTTAATGTTATTTGACCAACATCTTTATATTGATATATATAAGATGGTGTCACACTTGTTGAGTCTATTGTTAACCCTTCTAAGTTTACTAATGGATAATTGTCTAAATACATAGTATATTGACCGTCACCATCTGTTGTTCCGTGTGAATATGGAGGAGTTCCACAATGAAATATTTGATACGTTGATGTACTAGTAGGTACTGTTGTCCAATCTCTATCAACTGATACAGTTGTACTAGTGTTATCTGTTATGATACGATGCTCTGTACCTGTTCCAGAAGTTATTTTAATAACATTCCCTATGTGTTCATCTGCTGTAAGACCTGTAGTTTCTAAACTTGCTGTAGTTCCACTTACTGCTGTACTAGAATGTGCTAGTTGCCAGTAGGTAGTTTGCGTGATTGCATCTACTTCAGCCTCTGCTTCCTGAATAAATCCAGTTACATTGGTTGTTGATACTACACTTGAGCCTATTCCTGCTTGTCTGTATACGTCTGATGTACTACAATAGTATTTTGTTGTTGCCATTTTTTGTATCTCTTATTTTATCGTGTTCCTCAATAAAAAAAGGAACTATGATATTTACCTTTTACCAAATACCATTACTTTGATTACGTCAGTTCCACCTGCTGTGAATACAAGTTTATTCTTTGTTGTTGCGTCTATAGTAACTGCTTCGTCTGCGTAAGCTCCTGCTGCTACTGATTTACATACTACAAATAATATCTCGCTAAACTCAGATAGAATAATCCAATCACTATTTTCTGTACTAGTCATTGTGTAGATTCCCCAAGCTGCTCCTGGTGCTCCTGCTGAAGCTCCTGCTGCTGCGTAAGGTCCGCCAATGTTGCTATGTACGATTATGCTTGCTGTCATTTTCTAATTACCTCGTTTAAGCTGGTGTTCCGAATACCAAAACTCTTATTGTGTCTGTTGACCCTGCTGTAAAAACTAATTTAGTCTTATCTGTTGCGTCAATTGTTACTGCTTCTGCTGTTAATGCTCCGGTTGATATTTTCCTACATACAACGAATTTAATCTCTGTATAGTCTGATAATACAATCCAGTCATCATCTTCTGTACTTGTCATCTCGTAGATGCCCCATACTAATCCGCCTAATGTGCCGACTTCTGCTGGTGCGTTATCTAAAGGATATCCAAGTACTGTTTCTACTATTACTGCTGCTGTCATCTTAGTTACCTCTAGTTCCTGCTACAAGAACTCTTATTGTGTTTGTGCTTCCGCCTGTGAATACTAATTTGTTTGTGCTTGATGTGTCTACTGTTACTGGCTCTGCTGCTAGTGCTCCTGTTAAGATGCTACTGCAATCAACGAAAAGAATTTCGCTAAAGTCTTGTAATATAGCCCAATCATCATCTTCTGTAGATGTGACTTCGTATATGCCCCAAACAATACCAGTTCCAGAGTTAGATGCGCCATTATTAATCGGAAAACCGACCTTTGTGTGTGTTATAATTGTTGGTGCCATTTTATCTATTTACCTCGTTTGTTTTATTATATTAAATATAAAAAAGAGTGGTATTGCTACCACTAAATTAAATTATCTAATAACTTGTTGCTATACCTGTAATTGCTGCACAAAATGCGATGTTCTTTATAATAAAAGTCTCATAGATTTTCATCATAAATTTCTCACTGTCGTTTGTTTTAGCAAGTGGTTCGTATGTCATATCTTGCAATACTCTCATTTCAATAACTGATAAGTCAAGGAAATATAAAGTCTTTTCTGCTGTAGTGTTACTCATCTGCATACTAGGTATAACTGGCATTGTACCAACCATAGTAGATAGCTGAATTGTTTCATAACCCCAAAACACATTCTTTGCAATAGGTACGAAACCTTGTTTTGCTTGAATTAATGCTTCTATGTCAGCGTAAGTCTCTGAACCGCAAGTTGCGATATTAGGTCTTCCACCGTCATCAAATGCTAACTGAATAGCGTGATTAATATCTCCTAAGTCAAATGCTCCAGTACTCATTGCAACGTTGTTTCCAGTACTATCTGTAAACTGTTGTACAAGTCCGTCATATTCGCCTGTAGTATCAACGTCACCATTAACGATTAAATCTTCTTCTAACTCTTTGATAGCTCTTGCTTTTGAAAGAACTTCAATTTGTTTTGCTGTTGCTGCTGAACTATCTGCTCCGAAACCGCCATTAAATCCTGATGGACTCATACCTTGCATCATAAATGATGGAGTTGCTGCGATTGCTTGACCAGTTACTCTTCCAACTGCGTATAAGTAACGAATTGCTACTGATTCTCTGCTGTAAGTGTCATTAGTTTCTGCCATAGCTGCGTCTTCTGCTGCTACGAAAGCTGCGTGTTTGCTAATAGTTGACCACTCTGCTGTAAGTCCTCTATTTGATACTCTTGGAATAATTTCCACTAATGGAGTATATTTTCTACTTATGTCTATAATTTGTGGGTCTAAGTATAATGGAATTAATAGTTTTCCATAAACATCGTGAGATGCGCCCGGTCCTGTAGTCACGTTAAATGCTTTTAATGATGCATTATATGCTTGTCCTAAAGTTCCTTCTTCGCTTCTAAGGTCTGTTGCACCGATTCTTTGACCGGAGTAACAAGTATTATCGCCAAGAGTACCAAAGGATTGTTCATATGCACTGTTTGCATTAACACTGACATTTCCTAAATTTGCTGTCATTTTATTTTTACCTCTATTGTCCAATCATATTAATGATAGTGGACTTCTTGTTTTGTTTTCTTGTGTTACTTCTGTTGGAGTTTCTTCCACCAGAGCTTTTAATTTAGGCATATTGCCTAATTCGCCTTGACGCTTTTCAAATGCTTTTATCATTCCTAAAGGTGTAATTGGCTTTGATGGGACCTCTTGTGAAGCTTCTGGTTCTTTTGGAACTGGTTGCTCTGTTATTGTTTCCTTTGTAGGTTCATCATCCTTTTTCAAAAATTTAGTTTCCCAATCTTGAAGTTTTGCTTCCATAATCTTACTAATCATATCAGATAATTCTGTTTCTTTAGATGCTACTACTGGTTCTGCAACCACTGGTGCTTCTATTTCTTTTTTAACTTCTGCTTCTGTCTCTTTACTTACTTCTGCTTTAATATCTTCTTCTGATTTTAGTTCGTTTGTAGGTGCTTCAACAACTGGTGCTGGTGCTTCTACAACTGGTTCTTTTACTTCTGTTTTAGTTTCTTCCATTTTTGGTTCACTCTCCGTTTCATTTAGTGATTTTAAATATGCTACTGCACTCTTTAATACTGGAGTAAATGTTGCACCTGCATTAACTGGTGTGCCTGTTAGCGTTAAGTTCACGATATTTAAATCGCTGATTACATTGCCGACTTGTGTAATTGGGAAAAATCCAATGCTGAATGCATTAAGAAAATTGCCTTTAATACTTCCCCATACTTCATCAAATCGTTCAATGTTGCTGTTCATTTCTGCTTTAATCCAAGTACCTTTTGAGTCTTGTCTAGCTTCTACTACTTTTGCTACTGGAATCATAGTACCTTTTGGTTTAGGTAATTGCTTACCATCGTCACCATACCATTCTTCGTGCTCTACATCAATAGTAATATTTCTATTTCTAAATTGTTTGAGCATACTTGCTTGAGCTTTATCATTAATAACTTCTCCAGCTAAATCTTTATCAGTAGTACTAGCATAACCTTCTATATAATATTTCTTTTCGCTCTTTAACTTACCTTCAGTTTTAAATTGAAGTTCATTTGAACGAAATGTGAATAGTTTGTTTTCCATTTTTCTACCTCTATAAGCTGTGTAATATATAACGTTTGATTTTTCGTTTTAATCCGTCTGTCATTTCGTCTTGTGATAAACACCATACTAAGTGTTTGTAATCTTTACCTCTAAACTCATTAATGTGTGTTGGTACTGCTTTTGGAGCTGATACTTTAATATCTAACTCTCCAGTCTTCTCAACGTTCGCTTCATATTTGATACCACTTTCGCTTACAACAACAACTTTCTTACCTGTTGCTGGTAACATTTCTGTTAATGCTTGGATTTCGTTATCAAATTTCTTTTGAAACTGTAAGTTTAAATACTCTTGTTCAAAATATTGTAGTTCTGTAACCCAAGGGGAACCAGTTCTATATTGGTGTGAATTAATCCATTTATTGCTTAGGTCACTAACATCTTCTTCTGTTAATTTATACTTTGTCACTAAAACACTCTTTGGAAAACCTCTTTTTAAGTCTTCTAATGTTTTAATCTCGTTGTTTTTCATACTCATTTTTTTATACCTCATTACCATTCTTATGGTTTTTGTTTTTCTTGTGTTTGACTTTGATTTTTAATATACTTTCAATAAAGTCAAGTCGTTTCTTTATTTCAGTAATATAATCTACACTACTTTCACAATCATTATTACCAATAATCTCTATTTCGTAATTTGGTGTGTGTGCCATTATATACTCTTAATAGTTAAATCAGCTGTTGCTGTATTATATTCATCAACACATTTGAATTCTTCATCAAATACTCTAATGAATGACTTATCTTTAAATCTTACTTTGTACACGAACTCGTTGTTCTTGTTGGTTTTAATCTGTTCAATATGACCAACTAAACCAGTGAACCCTGGATTGTCCATCATAATCTTTACTGAATCTCCCTTTTTGTACTTAAATGCTTTTAACTTCTTATCTTTCTTTTCCTTCTTCTCTTTGTCTTTACTTTCGTCTTTCTTTTCAGGAAATCCAGAATTCTCTGGCATCGGGTTATTCTTTTGTTCTTCTACTGCTGCATCTGCTTTTGATTGCTTTAACTGTGCTGTATCTATTCCTTCTTCTTCTGCAATCATTTCTGATGTTTTTATGCCCAACGTTAATTCTTGCTGGTATAAAGATAATTTCTTAACCTCTTCATCAACATCATAATCATCAAATACAAACTCTAGTCTACCTTGTGGGTCAAACTCTGTTAATATCTGAGTAGTGTAATGATATTGTAAAGTATCAAGAATTGGTTGTACAGCTTTACGCTTATGTACTGCTGATTGTGATTGTGCTACTGCTTTATTTGAATCTTCTGTAAATCCCATTTCATCTGGAGTTACTCCGAAACAAGCCCATACTAGTTTAATGAACCATTTCTGTTGTTCAAGAATCTGCATATCTTTAGCTGATAACATAAATGGAATAAGACTTGGTACTTGTTCTCCAGACCACACAGGGTACTGGTGTCCCACTCTTGTCTTATTACCAAGTTCGTCAACTTTCTTAAATTTTGATAGTAATCTTGATGCAAATGATTTTGCTGTTGCTTTATCTGCGTTAGGTAAGTGAATTATTCCATCTGGAACATTACCATTCATATAATAGTCTAAGTTATACTGTTGACCATAAATAAGCATATAAATAGTTTCTGTTAGAATTTCCATTGGACTAGTTCCATAAATAGAATAAGTCTTTGGATTGTGCATTATATACATAATCTCTCGTTTACCGAAAGGAATAGGATGTCCACCTGTAGTCCATCCATATTGGAAGTATGCTGCATCTGAATAAGCTGAGCCATATTGCTTAGCTGTCATAGTATCATTACTACCTGGAAATCCTTCTGGTGTTATAAAATCTTCACGTCCACCCATATATCCATAAATATCTGGATTCTTTAAAAAGCTTCCTGCGTCACGAGCGAATAGCTGAGATAGCTTTCCTTCTTCATTGAATACCTTTACGATAACACCTGAGTCTAGTTCAAGCACGTCTTTTATAACTGCTTTGTTAATAAATTCAAATGATTCATCGTTCCCGTTAGGGTTAGATAAGAATAAAGTCGCTTCTTGTGCGAGAGACTGGGCTTCTTGGTCGTCTGCGTAGTCTTCTTTGACTCGGACTTCCCAACTTGTACCAGCTGCTTCATCAGATAGAGTTTTTACTATACTAAACACATAAGGTGTTTTAGCAATATCTCTAAGATGTGGAACATTAAGTTTTCTTGGATATCCGTATGGAGGTTTATATAAAAATCCAGGGATATTTGCTTTCATAATGTCGTTAACTGGTGGTGAAAAATAATTCATAAGCATAGGTGCTGGAACCTTTTCATTACCTTTTGTTTTTTGTTTCTCTACCATCGTGCACCTTTTATAAGATTATCAACTGCCCATAAAGGCTGTAAAGTATAAACTCTTATACGTTTTGTCATAGCTGACGCTGTATTGTTAGAATTGGTTTCTGGTTGTTTTTTGTTTATTTTCTTTGCCATTTGTTATCTAGATTAACCTGTCACTCTGAAATAAACTGTGAGATTGAATAAAAATTGTATAGTACTCTCTCTCTTCACTCATTAGTACAACTGATAGTTTCTTTATAAAGCTTTCTATTATGTAGCTCATTTTCTTGGATTCTTAGCATAATATTGCTTTTGATACTTCAATTGTGCGTCTCTATCGTGATAATTCTCCCAACTTACTTGAAATTCACTCAAATATTCTAAGTTATCAAGATACCATCGTGTATTTTTTTGAATATCATCAAGTACATCATTATATATCTTCTTTTCTTCCTTATCACTGTAGCCATTTGCTT